TGACTATAGCTACTTCCTGTTTCTGGAAGACCTCCCACACTAGTTCTGTCTATAAAAGAATTTGCAGGTGAGTTTGCTGCAAAATTAGATGGTCTTAATTTCATATAAGTACCGGCTGGCTGCCCACAAGTACCTGAAATTACCTCATCATCTTGATTTTTTGTACAAAGAAAATCTTCTAATTGACTTGAAAAATCTAAAACTTTTGTGGTTACACATCTAGACGATGGTCCGCTACTATCAGCTTTTACAATTAAATTAGAATTATCTTGAACCTTATCTCTATTGTCTCCATCAAGCTTATACCATACATCTCCAGTATCTTCTTCTCTAAAAAATATATTAGAATACACTGTTCTAGCCCCTGTTTTAGACTCTTTAACAACAAACTTGTATTTTGTTGCCCAATAAGGAGGATAATTATTTAACTGAACTCTTATATTGTTTTTACTTATTGAGTTCCTGCAAGGAACATAAATAGTGTTATCTGTATCAACTAATGCCGTTGTGCTTCTTCCGTAATTGTCCATGTAAACAATAGCAACCTCATAATCTCTATTACTATGAAGACTTTCTTTAGATGAATCTAAAGCATATAATCCTGTTGCTCCTATAGATGTTAAATACTCATAAGCATAAATTCCTAAAGGAACTTCAGGTTGTTGCGTTACGTCATATTTTTGAAATCTTAAAGCAGGGACATTTAAACTAACAATACTACTACCTAAAGAACTATTTAAAACAAATCCTTGATTTGTAGAAGATACTCCAAAACCATCATATTTCCATTCATTTTTAGCTACTATTCCACAATTAAAAATATCTGTCAAAGATGTACCATCAAGACAATCAATTTCAAATTCAGATACAGCACTTATAAATTCTGGACTTGTAAATAAATCATGAATACTACTGTAATTTTCTTGAATATTAAATAAAAACGTATAATTAAATTGATTCAAAGGTTGCGAACCATCATCATATGATGCGTCTCCACTAAACAAGGCGCTAACATAATTAAATTCAATTCCTATTTGTGAGCCTGGTATTAAGTTTATGTCTCCAAAATCAATAGTAACTTCAGCATCTGGAACCTCAACAATATTGTCTATAGTATAATTAAAGTTAGATTCTGTGGCTATTATTTCTTCATTAAATAAATCTTCTGTTATTAAAGATAAGTCATAATTTAAATAAACTTCTTTTCCGTTTTCATTTACAATATCATATCCATCTATATAATTTCCATACATTAATCTATTCCCCATAATGGTCTGAGCCTGAGCTACTTTAGGAACATTATCGTATAGCCTTAAAAGCTGTTCTTCTGGTAATGCTGTATATATTTTTTTATTATTAAAAGGAATTGTTTGAATAGTATTATCTAACCATCCTTGATCTACTTTATTATATCTCTCAATTACATTTATTGATTGACTAGTCGAAAACTTAAACAGAACATCAACATCCTTTACATTTCTTCCACCTGAGTTAAAAGATATATTAACACTGTTAAATATATTTTTCATCCCATCATTAAGATACGTATCATAATTTAATTGAAATGGCCCAGGTGTAAATGCAACTTTAGAAAATGGCGATATAGCTGAGTACTCTCCGTCTTCATACTGCCACCTATAAGCAAAACTTAAAAACAAGTCTTCCATATAGTTTTCTTCTCCTGCTAATTGAATTAAATCTATTGACGGAGGATTTAATGGAGGAGCTAAAATAACTCCAATATCTTGTTCCGTTATTTGGTCTACCCCTGCTAATGGCTGTGCGTAAGTTCTGTCAATGTTTATTTTTCTTGGAGGATTTAAATTATCTGTAAAAAATAATAAATCTCCAATTAAGTTTATTCCATTTATTAAGAATTTTTTATCAAAATTTAATACAGATGTCGATATTACATGATAAAATAAAATAGAACTTTGAATGTCAAAAGAAACAATTAAATCAACATTCCCTGTTGGGGATAATAAGTTTTCTTGGTCATGAACAAACCAATATATGGTTTCGTTTGAGCCATCCTCATAAGCACCAATACATCTAGCATTTTCAGTTAAAGGAGTTCCTAGGTATTTTAGCTCAACTAAAAGCTCATTTCCTTTTGAATTTTCTACAGCACCTATCTCAGTTCCTTCTGTAGAACCTAACCTAACGTTTAAAGCATCGATGTATTCTCCTTGAGGAACTAAACGCTCATCAACGGACTTATTCATTCGACCTTTTATAAAGTTCTTTTGAATCTTAGCCATATTATTTTATCCACTTGTTTTGACCCCTTAGGTTCATTAATAACCTCCCTGGGTGTATATTGCTTAATCTAATTTTTGCGTTCCTTAGGAGGGCTGTTTTTTCTTTTCTAGTTCTATTTATAATATACTCTTGTATTCCAAACTTACTAGAAAGAATTGAAAATTTAATATATGCATAAATAAATTCTTCAAATAGTTTGTTTAAACTTATATCAGAATTTACCCCATTTTCCATTCCGTCAGAAACATACTCTAAAACAACTAACTCTCCTGCCATGTCAGAGCTAAAATTAATTACTCCTGATTTTTTGTTTATTTTAAAAGTAGGGTTTTGATTAGCTGTTTCAGTATTTAAACCATAGCGCCCACCTATTGCATATTCAAAATACCAAACATTATTATAAAAATAACCTTCTTGGCCATCATATGGACTTTCTGCATTTAAATATATTGTTCTATTACTTCCTTTTATTCTATCAATATCTACTGTAGAAAACTCAGGCTTTAAAACATTTCCCTCTTCATCAAATAAAATTTTATAATTATTATCTTGAAGATATGCACTACTCCAATTAGTTTGAATATTTTCTGTTAAAGGAAACAATGTTCCGTTTTTATACATTGAAATCCTAACCCAATTTACATAATCATCTGGTAAAACAAATCTTAATTCGTCATTAACAGATAGCTCTAATATTTTAATTTCTTTTAAAGAATCATAATTTAACTCTTGTATTGCTCGTTTTGCATGAAATAAAACATTATATCTTTCTGAGTTATTTATTAATTTATCATTACCAACATACATTAACATGAAGTTATTTACTATGTCTTTTAATGAAATGTATTGATACGAACCCCAATTCTTATCTTCAGGATTATTACCATCGTTTTCGTAATACTGATATTGTGTTAAATATGCCATGTCTTATCCTTGTTGTGTGTTTTCTCCCTGTTCCTCTGCTTGAGCAAATTGAACCAAAGGTATTTCTCTAATTGACATCCCTGCGTACTGAAGTATCTTATTAATTAAATTTACTTGATCTGATGCAGGTAATTCAAAGTCTTGATAATCAGCAGGTGACTGGTCAAACAGAGGTTCTCCTTCCGTTAAAGTAACATAAGTCCATTTAGGGTCTTTTGGATACCTAATATACTGACAATTCACGACACCTGTTAAAGATGGGTATACTGTAATATTATCTCCCTCAGCAGTATACGCAGGAAACATTATAGATGGTTCTGTTAATTGAGAACTATTAAGTAAAAGTATTTTACTCTGACTAACTCTTTCTATTTCATTATTTCCTTGAAATATCTTATTTACTAAATAATAATCTAATGGAAGTTCATAAACACCAGCGTTTAAGACAAGAGGATTCGTTACAGAAAAACTATCTATAACCTCTACCAAACCTTTTATTATATCTGCATATCCACTTCCTGAAACTCTTGCATTTTGCTTTACAATCCATGAGTTATATTGATAGAAATAATCTTCAAATATATCTAATTGAGCTTGTTTTGCATATAGGTTAAAATCATTAGGAGTTATATATCCATAATTGTTTTTATTCGCAATTGACAGAACAGTAGACCTTACTGTATTTATTATTGATGCCATTTATAAGTCTTTTTACAAATGTACAAAAAAAAGAGGCTTCATATTTATGAGCCTCTTCTCTAATTTATTTAAAAATAATGTTAACCTAATTTACCCTCAAGTATTCTTAATACCTCTAACCCTTCATCACTTTGAAGAAATGAAGCTAATATAAATAATGGGTCTTCTCCGTAAGGTACGGTAAGTAGTTTGTTTTTATTTCCTTGAATGTTATAGTAAACATCTTTTTTGTTTTTAAGAACCAATAAGTTTTCGCTAAAAAATTTAGCGCATTTATTTTGAAGTCTTAATAAAGGATCATTTAATGATTCCATGAATTCAGCAGGATATCTTTTTGCAAATATTCTAACATCTCTCTTTAATTCAGACGAAGTTAAATTATCTATTCTTAATCCTATTACAACTCTAGCAACAGTCTCAAGCATTTCAATATCTAACTCTTTTGCTAAAAGTTGAGCGTCTAGAGCTAAATCTAAAGATTCAACTAGAGAACTAGCATCTTTTTCTTTATCTACTTCAACATACATATTTCCAAGCCCTGGATGATGTGCTAAAAACTTTTGTAATACTTGATTTTCTTTAGGAACAAATAGTAATCCATCCTCAAACACAATAGGTTCTAGAATAGCATTTCCATCTTGGTCATCTTCAAAAATACTTTTTTGATTTTTAGAATACCTTAAAGCTCTGTTAGTTCCTGTGCTTTCATCAAAAAAAAGTAGTGACTTTCTTTTATGGTTTCTTGATTGAATGTGATAGCTCAATGGAGCGTTATCTTTAGTAAGTTTGTAGGCTTTATCTACAAAAACCTGTTTCTTTTTTGTTGGCATTTGATTTGATTTTTAATTTTAATTTATAATAAAAAAAGAGTCAGCCAAGCCCCTGATTTTTGCTTGGCTTCCCCTTTTAAATTTACTTCTAGTTGTTAAAGATAAAGAAGTTGTTAGCACCTAAAGTACATAAAGCTCTTTCTGATAAGAAGTTTACTTCCATCGCATCTAAATCCGATGTAGCAGCTCCACCAGCTGAACCTGTAATCCAAGTTTTATAACGTCTGTCTTCAGTTTCTGAAGCTCTATATCTAACGTGTAAGAATGGTCTCTTAGCATTTTTACCAAGAACTTGATCGTAAACTGTAGTAGAACCTGCAGGAACTAACACACCGTTTACAGTACCACCTCCAATATCACCCCTCATTGTTGGGTCATTTAAGTATTTCCAGTCTGTTTTGTAGAAATCATAACCTCTACGGAATCCGGTAAATCCTAAGTTAAGAGCCATTTCCTCATCATTGTCAAAAAGACCATAAGATGTTCCACCTGCTCCATAAGAGTTTTGAGCTGCTAACATATCGTCAATGTCAAAACCAAAGTTTCTGTTTAAGAAAATAACATTTTCTTCAATTGAACCTTGCTTATCTAAACGAGAAATGATAGAATCAAAATCTGATAATGCATTTGGGTTTCCACCTGACCATACATTTCCTCTGTTTTCAACAACATAGAAAAGACCTTCTGAACCTTTGTTACCTACACCACTTGCAATCCCTTCTACAATTGCTGCTGCACCACCACCTGCTTCAGCAGGTACTGCTTCAACCATAGCCGTTTCTAAATAGTCTTCAAAACGAAGTCTAGTTTCATGCTCTGATTTCATGTACCATAAGAATCCAGTTGCTCCATTTTCAGTTGTTACTTCAATCCATCCAATCTGTGCCATGTCAGAACCAGATACTGCGTAACGGTCTTTAATGATAATTGGTGAATTTTCGAAAATAAAATCATCTGCTTCTAATTGTCCTTGCATTCCAACAGAACCTTTCTGAAATTCAGAACCATAGATAAACAAAGAACATACTACAGCTGCTGCCATTGTCTGACCTCCTGCTTCATAGTAAGCTACATCAATTGTTCCAGCTGTTAAATCTACTGCTGTAACGATTGCTTTATTGCTATTAGTTGAATTAAGAGAACTATCAGATAGCATAATTGTTTGACCAACTCTAATTGCTATAGAACCAGAACCTGGCACTAATACATCTCCAATTGTTAAAGTAGCAGTATCTTGACCTGCAGCTGCTGCTGAAGTCACTGACGTATACTTTGTGTGTAATCTTCCTTGCTCTGCCCATTTGATAAGGTCAGAATTAGAAGGCATTTCAGCGCCTACCATTCTTAAGAATGATGCTACTGTTCTGTTTCCATAACGTTCGAATTCTTTTTCGTAAGTATCTGGAAGATACTGATTTAAGAAATCAAAGTTAGTAATGTAATTTGTTTGTAATAATACTTGTTCCGAACTTGGTTGTAAATCAAATCCTGGGACGTTGTTAACAGCTCCTGCCATAATTTTTGTTTTTTTTAATTATTATTTATTTTTGTTACTTCTTATTCTCAAACCTTTTCCACTGTTGTCATTTACTGCTCTAGCTTTAAACCCTGTATCACCAATTGATTGCGGAGTATTTCTAACATTCATATTAATGTTTTTGCTTTTCTTAGAAATATCATCTACACCATCTGATTTTCCTTGCTCGTAAAAATACTGAGCAAATCTTTCAGGATCCATTGCAGCACTAAGTGCCTTGTGCCAACCTTTAGCATCAACAATCAATCCATCGTCCCCTACATATTTTCCTATAAGGTTTTCTAGATTCATTTGCTTAGACTTCATTTCCTTTGCATCTCCATAAGAATAACCAATTTTTTTATCTCCTATTTCGAACTCAAAACCTTTGAATTCAGAGTTAAAAACCTCATCAGTTTTTCTTGAAAAATACTCATTCTTTTTTTGATTAGCTTCTTCAATGGTCTTCGATTCTTGAATATACTTTTTATATGCATCAAGTTCTTTTTGCATTTCTTCAGAAATAACCTTCCCACTTGACTCAAGAGGAGTGCTATATTTTTCTTTGAAATCATTAAGATACTTTTTTGCTTTCGAAAGTTCTCTTTTTTTAGCTATACTTTTTCTTTTAATTTCAGAGGAATCATCTACGTCTTCATCATATGAAAACTTTTCATCCATTAAATAATGAATATCTTCACTATCTAAATCCTCTTCTGTTAAAGAATAATATTCAGCTAACACTTGGTCGTCTTGTAAATCTTCGTAATTTTTATTTGCTTTTGCAAAATCACTAAACCCTCGACCAGTTTCTTTTTTAAATTTTAAATATCTAGAAACATCTTCTGGTAAATCTTCACTTACTTCTCTTTCCGTAAATAATTCATCAATAGATGATATTTCTTTATTATATCTTTTTCCAATATATGAAAGAACGTCTTCTTCTCTTAATTCAGCAGGCTCTTCAGTTTTTATTGATTCTTCAACTTTTATTGACTCTTCAGCTTTAGGTTGATTTTCATTTAAACTTTCTTCATGCTTGTCTAAAAGATCTTTTTCTACCTCTTGAACTGATTTTTGTTCTAAAGGATTTACTTCTTTTACTTTAAATTCCATTTGATTTGATTTTTACAAAGTTATATAATTAATTTAATTTACATTTAAGGTATTATCTAGGCTCAAACTCTGCAAGATCAAAACCATCTAAGCTGTCTTCATTGGATTCAAAACTAATTGGAGGTAAGTTATTTTTTCTTTGCTCTATTAATTTTGATTGCTCTGTATTGGCTTGAGATATTCTTTCAGATTTTGCACTTTCTCTTTGAAGCTCTCTTGATTTTAATCCATCTATCTCTACGCCTTTTAACTTCATTTGAAGTTGAAATTCTAAATTCATTAACTCAGCTTTTATAGCAGCTTCACCTTGCATTTTCTTAACAGAGAAAGTAGCCTTTGCTTCTTCAATCTGCATAGCTGCTTGAGTTTCCATTTGAATCTTTTGCATTGCAGTTTCTGCAGCCATTTTTTGAGATTGCATATTTATTTGACCTTGCTGTTCAGCGGCAGTGGCTTTCGCTAGTTGGTCAGCATCTTCTTTAGCTTTTCTTTTAAGTTTTAAAACTTGATTAGCTAATTTTATATTTCTAATTTCTCTAATATCAATTGCGTCTTCTAAATTTATTGAATCACGTTGAAGTGCCATTTGAATGTTTTGTTCTAACATTCTTTGTTCTTCCTCGTCTGGTTGTATTTCAATAAATATTCCAAAATCACTTAAGTATAATTCACTTATTTCTTCTAGTATTCCAACATTAAACTTTCCAATTTGATTTATAAATTGTTCTTTAAATTCAGAATACTCTA